GCAGGGATTGCTACTTCTGTTTCTTTTATGATTGTTTTACTTTCTGGTAAATTTAGGAGTTCCTCTAACTTTTTTGTCATAGTATATCCTCTTATAGTATACTATTTAAGTTATTTAGAACCGTTATGGAATAAATCATTTTCGTTTATTACTCTAAATTTAAGACCATTTTGTTTGCAGTAAATAATAGCTGCTGCCCATTTGGCTTGATTTTTAATAAACTGTGCTTGATTGTATTTGTTTTTACCAACACGTTCAAGTATATGCTGACTTGCTGGTTTTATTTCAATTACTTCGTTGTGTATGTGATGGTTTTTATCTACGTATTGGATAAAAAAATCTGGTAGATAAATTGTATTACGATTAGTAAGTGGGTCTCGATACGGTATAGTAATAGCCTCACTTGCCCATTTTTGAACACTTGGATTTGAATCACAAAATTGCATAAAGCTCATTTCCCAAGAACTTCGATAATATGGAATCTTAGTTCCTACATATTTTCCTGGATTCTTAGGGACGTATTTGCCTTTAGCAAATTTTCGACTGCTCATACTAAAATATTTCTCGACTCGTATTCGTTATCATTAACTTTAACACGATATCCTAATAAACTAGTAGGATCTCTGTAAGAATTTAAGATCTGTGCAACTATTTGGTTTAATTGTAGTGTTGGCAATTGTTTAAGCGAGTCTAGTAATGTAAACACATGTACCTCTTCTGTTCTTGCTCTATTTAAAAATACAATCGCAGTTGCTTTTGCACTGTTAGCATCAAAGTTTCTTTTTTGAAAAAACCCAATAACTGCGTCAATCTCTTCACAAGGAAATGATACATCAGTTGTATACGACTTATCAAAAAAATGTTTAATTTCAGCAGCTGCTGAATTAGTGTCGGATGAAAATGCATTTAAGTTCATAGTTTAACTAATGTTCCTGTGTTAGTTGTTATTGGTGATCCAACTGTATTAGTAGTTCCGGTAGTACTTACAGGTATTGAAACACCTGATATACTTGTTTTTGCAGTTGAGCCAGTTGTTAGTCCAGTCGTTGATCCGATTGTAGTTGCGCCGGCAGCATTAATTGCTGATGATGAAGCTGCTGCTGATATAGCATTAGATAGACTAAAATTAGATTTTGCAAATGCCGGATACGACCCACTGTTAGCAGGATAACTACTAGTTAATGTTGACGGAGATAAGTCGTAATGTGAAGATAAGAAATCCTCCATTTGCCCATCATTAACATAGCCAGTACCATATGATACTGCCTCGTATGCTAATGTCATTTCAAAGCTGTGCGACTCGCCTGAATGATATGCTAAATTGTTGCCGCCCCAATGTGTAATAAGAGGGTTAACAAGTTTATAACTAACATATTCGTGTCTAGACATTTGATAAATCATTATATAATTAAAAAATGGCTTAACCCGTCCCATAAAACCATATGGACTAGTTATATATGAAGATTCTTTCATTGCATTTTTAATATATGATCCTTTTTTACTAGATACGGTAGGATCGTTATAGTAATATTTGTAATATGTTTGCCATAATTGATTTATAAGACCCATATTATCATCATGAAATGATACCTTAACATCGTTGTATTTGTGCTGATATTGTACTACTCGTTTTCTATTATATTGGTTTAATGTTTCGGCTGACACTGTATATGTAGGAAGATCGATCGATTTAACTAATAAATTAATTTCATTTTTAAGAGTGTGTAATAATTTAGCTTCAACAGTTGTTGGATTAATTCCTTGCCAATTAATGTTAAACGCAACATGAAATAAAAATTTATCTTTAGGTAGTAATCTAAATTGATCAGTAACAAAAGTTTTAGAGGCATGTTGACGACACCGAAGATTTTCAGTGGGATTAGATGTTAAATATTCGTTAGGTGCAAATGACATATATATATTTATCCTTTTAATAAACTACGCAGTTTAAAATTTAGTCATAAAAAAGCCCGCAGTGCGGGCTTTTTATTAATGCGTTAAACTTAACCGCCAGCAACAACAGTTTGTGTGCCGCCTTCAAGTGCTGCTCTATCAGTAGTTTCATAACCAATACCAAAGCTATCAGCACCAACAAGTTGTACACAGTTATCAGGTTGAATTGATAAATCAATTGTCATAAATCCTGCGTCACCATATGTTAGTGCATTGTAAGTTGATGACACTAAGTAACAACCATAACATTCCCACGATTCTAAAATGTTAACATCTGAGAAGTTATCAGCGTTTGCGCCATCTAACATTTCAATTGTCATTTTGAATTTATAAGACCCTGCAGCAGCAGCCGAACTTTGTTCAAAAAAGTCAAATTGTTTCTGATTTTGCTCGCCAACTAGTTTATTAACTACGTTAGATTGATCATCACGAATTTTAATGCTAATTGCTCCCCATTTAGGTTTGCCTGCGTAATGAATTGTACTATTGTATACATCAATAGTTTTATCGTCAAACGTTAAAGTAGGCCTTGCTGCCTCAGATACTTGACGAGTTAATTCGGTACCAGTGTCGTTTTCTGGTGATCCAAACCCGTCAAACATTACTCTAAACCGATATTTTAATTTCGGCATTAGTAACCCACTATTCCCACCACTAGATGTGGTAGGTACTGAGAAATTTGTTAAAGATGCAAATCCTGGCATTTTATCTTGCTCCTAATGTTTTAACTTCACCCGTATTTAATAAACGTAACGGGATATAAATAAATTCTACAGCTTTAGTTGGTTCAATTGCAACGTCTAAATACACTTCACCATTATCAATTCTTGTTGGAGTATTATTTGAAGTATCACATACTACTGCAAAATCATATAATGCACGTTGTCCCACTAAATCAATTAACATGCTTTCAGCAGCATATTTAATTTGATTACGTGTTGAACTATCATTTGGTTGGAACAAGTACGGTCTTACAAGTTTTGCAAATTGTCTGCGTAATTGCACAATTAAACGAGCAACGTTAATACGATCTAATGAACTTGTTACCGATGAACGAGTAAATTGACCCATGTTAACAACCCCTGAACCAACGATTGAAGTAAGTGGATTAACTTTAACTTTTGCTAACGTATTACGTTGACCTAAATTTAATGCCACTGTTACAAATTCGCCTGATGTATTAACATAACCAACAGATGTTGCATTGTTAATAACACCTCTAGACGTACCAGCTGGTGCAAACCATAGATGACTTGATGCATCATTTAATGCAATTGTACGTAACATCATAGCACTTGGTGGAATAACAATGTTATTTCCGCTGTTGTCGCTTGATAAACCCCACGGATAAAAGAACGCTAAGTACGGATCAGCAGTTGTTAATCCTTTATCGTTATCTTCAATTGCACCAGCAACGTTACTTCCCCAATTTTCTAAAGAAGTTGCATCGGGTGTTAATCTTGCAGGAGTATCAGCAATAACAAACGCAGTAATACCGTTGTCATAGTTTAAAATTTTCATTTCACCTACAAGTTCAGGATAACCAGGACAAGCAATTAAATTAAATTCTCTAACTTCTGTTTCACGAATTTGTTGATTTGAGTTAACTAATGCTTGCAATGCTTGAACTACTACACCACGTTGTGCCATGCGACCAAATGCGCCTGCACCGTTTGCTAAATTAGCAGCTTCAGAAACCCAACGATGTGGATAGTAATCAGCCATTGTTTCGCTACTAAATCTTACATTAAGCGCGTTAGTGTTAACATAATCTTTATGTAATTTTTTAACATTGTAACCACTTCTGCGAAGATTCCACAACAACATACCATTTGGATATAATGCAGGATCTGGTGCATCAAAGTCAACAAAGTCAGCTGCGTCTAATTCTGCTTGTGAAAAGTCATCAAGATTACCACCTAATAATGCAGTAATTGCAGCAGGTGTTCTTGCTGAACCAGAAGTACTCCATCTTGCATCAGCAAATACAATACCGTGTTCGGTAACTTGATCAGTGATGTCAACTTTTTCCCATTTCTTTTCAAAATTAATATATTTGTATAACGCAGGATAGTTTTCTAAATCTGATGTATCAACCCACAAATCACCGTCGACTAAATTAGTAATGCCGTCCTGTTGTGTAGTTGGTTTAGATGCAGAAACAATTGGACCTTTTGGGTCAGTTCTAGCAGGTCCGGTTCCGTGGTCTACACTACGATATGCTTTCCATTTTTTATTATGGTTAACCATAATATCAACGTCATCAATATTTGCACTATACCATAACAACCCATCAACTGCGCCGCCGGTTAATACCGTGTTACTTGCTGTAATAAACGAGACGTCGTTAGTAGCGCCGTGTTCTGACCATAATGTTGCAATATATTTGGTTGTATTGCCGGCAAGTTGTGAGCTTGCATGGTGATAAAAATTAGCAGTTGCAGTTACACTAAACAACGACAATAACAATCCGTTTACGTCATTAAATTCAATATCACCACCGTGTTCATGTGAAATAGTAATTCTATTGCCAACTCGAACTGCAGAGACTGCAGTGTTAAGTCTTGCGTTAATTGGTTGCATAATAGCATCAATAATTAACGTAACCTTTTCTGCTTCAGTAGTGTTACTAATAAATGTTGGAATTTCAAATACTAATTCTTCACTAGTTGACAACATTGCCGAACTGATAACACTTTCTTGAATGTCGATAGTATAACTACCTGAAGCTATTTTATCACTAGTAATTGTTGCAGATGTAATTGAAGTAGCTGATACATCTTTACGACGATATACTTTAAAAGTTGCAACCGGAACTGCAGTTTCGGAATCATTAAATTTTACATATACTGAATTTCCAGCAATGTTAATGCCGCCGCCGGTTGAATCAATGCCGTGTAATGCCGCTGCGCCATTTGCATATAATGGTGCAGATTTAGTAATCCAGGTTGATGATGCAGTTTCGTATTTTTGAATTACCCAATTTGAACCACCATTTA